GATCGGGCATCAAGCGGTTATTGGTGCCCGGGGCGGGGATCGAACCCGCATGGCCGTGAGGCCGAGGGATTTTAAGTCCCTTGGGAGTAGTCCGAGGGCGTCCGAAGGCGTCCGACATTTCAAACGTTACGCGCGTAACGTGTTGATTTAGGTGTCCTAGCGCGTCCAGAATGCCTGAGCAAGCCCGGCGCGAAACGGGCACCATACGGGCACCAAAATGAACCAAGGGACAAGAACGGGATGCTGACCGCACGCGGCATCGCGACGATGAAGGTCGGCACCTGGGCGGCGGACCCAGCGGCGCGGGGTGCTGGACGTTTACAGGTCCGCAAGCTCGCCGGTGGTGAAGCAGCTTTCTACTACCGTTATACGGCGCCCGATGGCGAGCGCGTGCGCCTCCCCATTGGTTCCGGCCTGACCTTAGCTGATGCACGCGAGCAGGCCGCGCAGTTGTCGCGGCGTTATCAGGGCGGTGACCGTGACTTACGGGCCGTGATTGAGGCAGAACACCGCGAGGAAGACCGCCAGCGCGCCGCGAAGGTGAGGGAGGCAGCTGCGACCGAGGCAAGGGCAGCGGCGACGCTAGGGGCGCTCCTGACCGCCTACGTCGACCAGCTCAAGCGAGACGGTAAGGACAGCGCGCGCGCCGTCGAGACTGCGACCGCCCGGCATATCGAAAAGGCGTGGCCGAAGTTATGGGCGACGCCAGCGGCAGACGTGACCATGGAAGATCTTTTGTCCGTCGTCGCTCGCGTTGCTGACGCCGGCAAGCTGCGGGAAGCCGCCAAGCTGCGCAGCTATGTGCGCGCCGCGTATGCGGCGGCAATTCGCGCCCGACAATCGGCGCAGGGGCTGGCTGCCCTGCGGGATCTGAAAATAACTAGCAACCCGGCCCGCGATCTGGTGACGATCGAGGGCGCCAGTAAATCCCGTGAACGCGCCTTGTCTGTTGCCGAGCTGCGGGCGTACTGGCGGCGCATTGTCGCGCTGCCCGGTATTCCCGGGGCGCTGTTGCGCTTCCATCTGCTGACCGGGGGGCAGCGGGTCCGCCAGTTGGGCCGGATCACAGTCGACGATCTGGACGGCGATGCGCGGAGCGTGCGAATCCTAGACAGGAAGGGACGGCGGAAGGTGGCGCGCATCCATGACGTGCCGTTGATCGACGCTGCTGCCGAAGCATTGCAGGTAATGGGGCACGACCAGGCGCCCGGATACCTCTTTACCCTGACCAGCGGCGCCACGCCGGCCGCGTATGAATCGCTGCGCGACCATTTGGTAATCGTGCGCGCTGAGATGGCGGCGGCTGGCGAGCTGGAAAAGGGGCCGTTCACGGTGGGTGATCTGCGGCGGACGATCGAGACGCGCTTAGCAGCTGTCGGTGTGACGAGCGAGGATCGCTCGCAGCTGCAATCGCATGGCTTGGGCGGTGTGCAAAACCGCCACTACGACAAGCACGAATATCTGAGCGAGAAGCGCGCGGCGTTGGAAACGTTGTATAGCGTGCTTGTTGGCGCACCAGCGAAGGTCACAACGATTCGCAAGAAGGCAGCGTCGCGCGAGTGACCTATAGTGTTTAAACGCTACGCAGCAAGGCGGACATTCTTGCAGTGTCTAGGTCCATCGGTTTGTTAGACCCTAATTGCGCCCACTTAATCACAGGTGGGCATGTATGGGAAAAACAAGCATGGAACAAAACGAGAAAACGAAGAGCATCGCCCCCCAAGTCGCCAATTCGATCATCGACGCACAAATTATTGAGGCGGCGCAGCGGGCCGATCGGATTAAGTCCGTTATGTCCGAAGGCGGGGTGTCGGCAGACGCCATTTTTACAGCAATTATCTTGAGAAAGCGTGGCCCTGGGCGGCCTACAACACGAAAGATCGAGGCGAAACCGGAATCACCCGCCGCATGGTTTGATGAAGCGCTTTTAAGTCTGAAGGGGCAATCTCTGACTATCGGTCAGCTGATGCTTTATTCCAACGTGATTGGCGCCAGTAAGGCTGACAGGAATGCTGTCGGACGATGGCTCCGCGCAACGGGGCGCAGTCCCCGCAAATCCCGAGGGCGGAAGCTTTTCGATATCTAATAACTGATAAGCAAAGAAGCCCAAGCTAGTGCTTGGGCTTTTTTGTTACGGGTCTGGCATATATCGGGGCGCATTAGTTATTTAGACACAGGCCTTAGTGTTGGACAATGATGCCCATTTTGGCAAAGAGCGTTGCGAAAATGCCCGCAGTGCGACCCCCTGGAACCCCCACAGGAACCCCCACAGGAACCCCCTAATAAATCATTATTAGTCAATAACTTAATGAAAAGGTGATGTATGGGGTTCTTATATGGCTTGGGAAAGTAGATATGAATTGGTCTAGTACAAGTGGGGCACAACTATTAGTTGGTTCTATGCCTTTTCAAAAAGCTATATGGCAAACAGGGACCCCCGAAGCCCCCAATCGACGCAAACCGTTACGGCGCAACGGTTCATGGCGGGGTTTCAGTGGTCGAGGCAGAACCCCCATCACGGCGAACGGTGTTACTCCGCACAAGGCTCCGCCGTGCCTGTGGATAAGCCTGCATAACCCTGTGGATAAGTCCGGGTCCTTCCTGATGGGGGTGGCCCTGCGGGGTCCCTGACACCGCAGATATTGCAGTGTGCGTGGCATCCGAAAACGGGTTTTCTGTTTTCGTCGAGGTAGTGGGAACACAGGCAGGGCATGGCGAAAGGTGCAGGGCAGAAGGTAAACCGGAAGCAACTCGCGAGCGTGTTCGGCATATCACTGCCGACCGTCGGTGCTGGTGTTCGCGGTTGTGGCGGCGCTGCGTGCGGACATTCCTGCTATGGAGGCGGGCATTACAGCAATTGACACTAGCGTCATAAACCGATCAAGGAATTTCGCAACATGTCCCAGGTTATTTTGTCGACGGCACAAGCGCGCGCCGAACTGGCAGGAACGGAAATCAAAGGCGTGCGGCGCAGCCTGGCGAGCGCTCTTCGCGTAATGATGACCGAAGCATCGCGCGCGCAGGAATACCGCGCTCACACGCCCGTTGGCATGCAGGAACCCACGGCGTTTATCCCGATCGACGCCACGCGCTCCATCGTCGCTTGCTTGTCAGGCGAGAATTTGCCCGGCTTGTTCGACGCCAACGGCCGTCTTCGCAGGACGCCGCAGGCTGCTCCATCCAGTGATGCGATACGCATGGATGCGGCAGTGGTCGCAAACTCGCGCGTTGTCCGTGCTGGTGCCGGCCTGGTGATCATGCCCGAGTTCACCAAGGCGCATGCAGTCGGTCGGACTGGCGACATCGTTTTGGAGCGCATGCCTGGTTTTGTTCGCAATGTTGAGGCGTCTGCGTGGGGAACGATTGATGTGGATTCGTTGGCAGAAGTGCCGGTTTCCGTCTCGCCGATTACGTCGGTGCCGATCGACTGGAAGAACGCCACTGCGAAGGCAATCCGGTTTGAAATTACCCGCAAGGATCGGAAGAATTACGGCGACGAGGACAAGCTTTGCGAAGAAATCATTGCGGCGATAACCCTTGGTTTGGCGCGCGCTGCAGATGAAGTCCTGTTGTCGGCGCTGTCAGCTATCCCGCTTACCGACTTCACCTTGGCGAAGGCCGCTTCCGAAGGCCTATTCGTCGACGAGTTGCGGGGCCTGGTGGGAACAAACGCCGTTGGTGCGGCATTCGCCGCAGACGGCGCCCTGCGTGCGGCTGGCGTGGCGTCCGAGCTTACGCCGGACATGGCGGGCACTATCGTCGGAGCATGGAACCGCGCTGCGGTCGCCGTACGTGACGACGTGGATATTGTCTTTGAGCGTACCAGCCTCGCTGGCGGCATGGCGGTAATCGCGTGGGCGTCGATGCTTCCGCTCATTCCGGTTGCAAGCAAGTTTTGGACAGTCGCATGAAGCGGCTGTTTGCCAAGATAACCGGCGGTTGGATGCGGGGTTTGCACTTTTCGCAGGGTCGCAAATCAGGCGCACAAGTCCAGCCGTCGGTTTCTTTTTCGCCGGAGTTGGAGGGTGCAATTGAATCCGCCATCGTGTCGGCCCGCTCCCCAGCCGATGACGTCCAACGAATTATGGTCTGGTGTCATGCGCTGGGCTGCGCTTTCATATTCGAGAAGGGCGTGGCAGTGGATCGTATTCGTAAGGCGTTCCCTAACCTGACCGAAGAAGGGGTGACGCGAGGCGTTCGCTTGCTTGAAAAGCGCGTTCGCCGTACGTGCAAGTTGGCGACACGCGCCAGCGCGCGCCCCTCTTGGGTGACTGAATGGATGGATGGACGCTGACATGCGCGTAGACCGCACCGAAACGAAGATCGTGGCTCGCGACATCCTTCGACTTACCGTATCGCTGGTGGTGGCAGGGGAAATCCGCAAGCCTGGCACCCTTGTTGAATTTGACGACGTAGACGCAAGAGGGCTTCTTGCCCGCAAGGTTGCCGTTCACGCATCGAAAGCCGAAGTTGAAAGTGGGAATGTGCTATCTGCGCCACACTCAAATGTCACTCTGAAGTGGGGCTGACGCGATGGGCGGCAGTGTTTGGGACACCGCACCCGAGCGGCATTTGCTCGGATACGCGTACAAGGAATTTGCACGCATCGTCGGATGGTCGCGCGCGGTAGATATTGGTTTTCGCGTTTGGCAGGAAAAACGCCCACTGAGCAAGAACGTTGGCGCGTTATATGTCTCTAGCCATATCGGCGAAACGAATCCGGCGGAGATAGTGCGCTTTGCCGGTGAAGAGGACGCACGAAAGCTATCCGCTGAATTCGCCGGCGAGATATTTTTCTTTGGAAACCTAGAGCCGGTTTTTATTGGTCACCGGAATCGGGCAATCGTCGCGCAGGTCGCAGAGGGGCGGTCCACTGCTACTGTGGCCTTTCTCTTTGGTATCAATGAACGCACCGTTCGCCGCGTCTGTGCGAGAGCGAGAGCGGCGAAAGGCTCACCCGCCAAAAGCCAAACTCGCGTTAATACCAAGGGGACTGGGGGCTAGCCATGGCAGGGAAAACACTCAAAGCTTCGATCATCATCGGCGGGTCCATGTCGGGCGCGTTTCGTACGGCGCTATCGTCGACGAAAACCGGCCTGAAACAGATCGGCGATGAAATCGTCAAGGTCGAGCGGCGCCAGCGTCAGCTGGCTTCGGGTGTCGACTTCGCGCAGAAGATGGGGCGCAACGTCGCGGGGCTGCGACGCGAATATGTCGAGTTGGAAGCGCAAGCCGACAAGCTGCGCCGCGCACAAACGCGGCTTGCCGATGTGCAGTCTCGCGTTGAAGCGAACCGCGCGCGCCGGCAGGAACTGGGCGGGAAGTTTCGCGGCGCTGTCGGCGCGTTCGGTGCTGTCGCGGCAACCACGATGTTTCCAGTGCGGCAGGCGGTGCAGTTCGAAACCGCGATGCTTGGCGTTGTGAAGCAGGTCAACGGCGCGCGTGACGCGTCGGGCAACCTGACGAAGGTTTACTTCGACATGGCTCGGCAGATTCAGCAGCTCGGCCATGAACTGCCGCTGGCGACGAATGACATCGCCGACATGGTGACAGCTGGCGCCCGTATGGGTATCGCGCGTAAGGACCTGATCGGCTTTGCGCGCGACGCGGCGATGATGTCGACCGCGTTCGACCAGGCGCCGGGGGAGCTGGCGGACAGCATGGGCAAGATTGCCGGGATTTTCAAAATCCCCGTGACCCAGCTCGGCGAGCTTGGCGACGCGATCAATTACCTGGATGATAATTCGATCGCGAGGGGCGGCGACATCATCCGCGTTATGCAAGGCGATCTGGCTGGCGCCGCGACGACGATGGGCTTGTCCGCGAAGAATGCCGCCGCCCTGGCGTCGACATTACTTCACCTGGGCGAGTCGGCCGAGCGCGCTGACACGGCCGCCGCCGGCATGATGCGGCAGCTTCAAGTCGCGAAGATGAACCCGAAGCGGTTCCAGGTTGCCGTGAAGATGCTCGGCATGACGTCGGGCCAGCTTCAGAAGGGCATGATCGACGACCCGCAGGCGATGATTCTGGACGTCCTGGGCCGCATCAAGAAGTTGCCCGTTGAAAAGCAGATGGAAGCGGTGACGCGCCTGTTCGGCAAGGATTGGGGCGGCGCGATCGCGAAGCTGGCGAACGGTGTCGACGAATACCGGCGGCAGCTTGAGTTGGCGAACGGCGCGGCGGCGAAGGGCAGCATGTCGCGCGAGTTCCAGTCGCGCATGCGCACCACTTCAGCGCAGTGGCAAATCGCAAAAAACCGCATGACTGAGGTCAGCGTGACGATCGGCAGCGCGCTGTTGCCGGCCATCAATGATCTGCTGAAGTCCGCGGGGCCGATGGTCGAGCGCTTCGCGAAATGGTCGGCGGAGCATCCCGGCCTGATCAAGGGGATTGTAGGCGCGGCGCTCGCGCTGACCGGCTTGCGCGTTGTGACGACGGGCGTCGCGTTCGCCTGGGCGACGCTGGCAACGCCGGTGTTGAAGGTGTGGGGGATCTTCGCACGGTTCAACGCCGCGCGAGTTGCCGGCAAGCTGGGTCTGCTGGGTCGATCGGTCGTCGCGCTCGGTCGTGGCTTCATGTGGCTCGGTCGCGCGGTGTTGCTGAATCCGATTTTCCTGATCGGCGCCGCCGTCGCAGGGTTGGCTTACGAAATATACAAGCACTGGGATGGCGTGAAGGCGTTCTTCGGCACGCTATGGACTGACATCAAATCGATTTTCGGCGGCGCGCTGAAAGTCCTGAAGGGCATCTTCACTGGTGACTTCGGCATGATGATCGACGGCGTGAAACAGATGTTCGGCGGCTTCAAGTCGTTCGTCGAGGATCTGTTCAAGGGCATCGCGAACGGCTTGGGGACGATCGTCGACGACGCCCTTGAGGCGATGGGGCTGCTGGACAAAAAGAAGCGTGAAATGGAAGTCGGCAAAGAGCAGGCCGCGAAGGAAACCGAGGCGCGTCGTGACGTGGTACTGACGACCGTCAAGGCGGTAACAATGCCGGGCGCGTTCATGGCCGGTATGCTCAAGGCGCGCCGAGAGCGAAACGCCGACCTGCAGTGGAACACCGGCGCGGCGAACGATCCTGCGTTAACGCCCCCGCCGGCGAATAGCATCCCGCGAGACAAGCCGCTGCCGCCGGCTCCCGGCGCTGCAATCGAGGCGGCGCGAATCTATCCGGTACAACTCGGGCGCGAGGCGAATGATCCCGTGCCGCAGCCGGCACTGCCAGCCGATGCGCCGAGGCGCAGTAAGCCGCTGCCGCCGGCTCCCGCGCTGCAGTGGAACACCGGCGCCGCCGACGACGTACAGCCGCCGCCGCTCATGGCTCCGGCGCGTGGCCGCAAGGTGCCTGCCATGCCGGCCAGCAGCGCACGCGGCGGCCGTGGCGGAACGGTCGTGCACCAGCAGGTAACGTTCAACGTTACGCAACTTCCGGGTGAATCGTCGGAAGAATTCGCGCGCCGTGTTGCGCAGAAGATGCGCGACCAGGATGCCGCCGAGAGGCGCGGAAGACTGGGCAGTTGAGGCAATTTCAGGATGACGGGGACACCGCCCAAGATTAATGGACATGGTACGTCCCTCTTGTCCCATCTATCGCTGCCGGACTGCCGATCTGAATATCACGGCACGCGCAATCCGCGCGTTTCGAAATAACTTTGGAGCCGTCAACATGATCGACACCACCACCCATAACGCTGCAATTGAAACCGACGGGACATTGCTACCGATAGGAGCAATGGTTGTCTTCCCGTTTTCAGAAGAGGATTTAGGCGCGCTGGTTGCACAAGTTCCGGTATGTATGGCTGGCGAGCTTGCCCGCATGGCAGCCTGGCGCGCGCTAGGGATGGATGCCCCGGTCCCGTCGGAGTTTGAATCATGACTTTGAACATCGCGCCAACCTTCAAGATCATCGCCAACAACAAGAACATTACCGATAAGATCCGCGAGCGATTCAAGTCGCTGCGGCTGGTCGACAGCACTGGCACGACGGCGGACACGGTAGAAATCGCGCTCGCCGATCACGACAGGATGAATCCGCTCCCGCTCCCGCCGCGCGGCATGGAATTGGAAGTCTTCATCGGCTACGACGGCGCCGCGCAGCGCATGGGCCTGTTCGTCGTCGACGAAATCGAAGTGTCCGGCTTCCCTGGTGAAATGATTATCCGTGCACGCGCTGCGCCGTATACGGAGAGCAAGGGCGGCATGCGGGATCTGCAGTCGCAGAAGACGCGATCATGGCCGGCGGGGACGACGATCGGCGCGATGGTCAAGCGAATTGCGGGTGAACATCGGCTCAAGCCGGCTGTGTCGGCCGCGCTGGCGAGCATTGCGCTCCCGCACACTGACCAAGCGCACGAGTCGGACATGGACTTGTTGCTGCGGCTCGCGAAGCGCTATGACGCTGTGGCGAAGCCTGCGGGCGGTGCGCTGGTGTTCACCGCGCGCGGGGCGGCGTCAAGGGTGAGCGGTAGGGACATGCCGCGTGTGACGCTGACCCCGGCGGACGGCAATGACTACCGTGTCACGATCGCCAGCCGCGACAGCTCCGGAACGTGCGTCGCGTACTACCGCGACACGCGCAAGGCGCAGCGACGCGAAGTGACGATCGGCGACGGCGAGCCGGTGATACGCCTGCGCATGTCCTACGCTGACCGCGTGTCGGCCGAGAATGCCGCCCGAGCGGAACAACGAAAGCGGGCGCGTGCGCAGCGGACCATGTTCTACTCGCTGCCGGGGCGGCCCGAACTGGCGGCCGAGGCGCTGGTGACTATGCGGGGATTCCGTGATGGCGTAGACGGCGATTGGCTGATTACGCGCGCGGAACACTACGTCGGATCGAACGGCTACCGCTGCACGATCGAAGCCGAGCAGCCGAACACGGTCGACCAGGCCGCTGCCGCGACGCGGGCCGAAGCGGTCGACCGGGTGCAGGACGCGACCGTCGTCGAGTGAAGGGGGCAGCATGCGT